TGTAGCTCAGCAGTGCTACCAACAAACATAGCATTGTTGGTGACCTTGGATGGACCTTTCTTTTCTTCGTCAAGATCCTTCATATTCTTATGAAGAGCTTGTAGTTTCTCAGTCATGTCTGCAACATGCTTCATCGCCGCTACAGCGACTTCATACGCTCTTGGATGCCCTGACTCCTGAGCGACCTCTAAAGCGCCTCTGACCGCCTCCTGACCCTGATCTATGAGTGAGTATAATTCTCCACGAGTATACTCATAGTCTTTTGTCCTGTCATCCTTATCAACCTTGGGTGGAACTGGTTTAGTTGGTTCACTAACTTCCACATCAATGTTGAGGATTTCCTCCATGTTTTCTTCTAGGTTACTCATAAGAATTCAATTCCTTCATTAAATCCGAAATCATCATCTGCCGTTAGCAATGCATCATCTGCTGCATCGATGTTACCGTCAGAGTTAATATCTGTTGTTGCTTTTGGTGTATATGTTCTTGTAACTGTTCTGCGGTTGACATTAAGATCACCCATTGTTTCGTGGATGATTGCTTTCTTAATGATGTCAGACTTGTTATATGGACCGTAGAGATAAGACTTCATAGTGAAGCTTAGTGTATAGATGATATATCTACGCTCATAAAAACTATCATCCCATTGATCTTCATAACTTACATTGTTTAAGACAATGGCGATGTCTTTCTTCTCATTCATATCTGGAATCATATTCAGAGTAACTGAAAATGATGGTTGAAAATATGGTAAGATTTGTTCTGTAATTTGTAATGCATCGTCCTGAGACTTAGCAATAACTCCTAGTTCAAAACTTAGATTATAAGGAACAGGAACATATTGAACTCGGACTTCATCACCATTATCATCAATGACTGTTTTGTATTTTTGAATTGGTGATGTTTTACGGGAAGGATCGTAATCAATGCCTGTCATCTCAAAATAGAGACGGGGTAAAGTAATCGATACTTTTCTGTTAGAATTGTTCTCTTCTAATCTAACAAGAAACTTTTGCTTTGGACCATATGCCAGTGGCACTTTAGTAGTCTCTAAAACAGTGCCGTCGCTAGGATCCGTGCTCTTCATTTCAATATTATTGAAGAGCGTACCAAACGCAATAATGTTCTTACGAACAATTTGATTATAAAAATGTGATCCTAACATTAGATACTACCTGTAAAATTGCCATACTCACCGAATGGGTTGCCCTCAGTCCAGTCAATAATTTCATCTCCACTATCTTCGATCTGTCTATTCTGATCGTAGTCACTGTTGGAGTTATTTAGAGTGTCAAATGTTTCAGGACTCCACTTAGCACCTGAAGTTAGACCAGTAATTACTTCAGCAGTAGTGAAGGTTCCTGTTCTGTTGATGACTTGGAGAGTTCTGGTTGCGCTATCCCAGGACTTGACTTCTGCTCTGTTGTCTTTTGGTGAATAATCAATGACGATAGTAGGTGCAGAAGTATAACCTGACCCAGGGCTAGTGACAGTAATACCATTAACAATGCCTGTGCTACTAACCGTAGCGGTTGCGGTTGCCCCATTTCCTCCACCTCCTGTAATAGTAACGGTTGGCGGAGTCGCTTGTTTATAATGCGATCCACCGTCAGTAATAGTTATACCTGTAACAGCATCACCAGTAATAGCAGCAGTTGCTTTTGCTAGGAATTCATCACCAACAACCTCTTCACCTACAGAGAAGTCTCCTGTACCACCAGGATCCATGAAGAGTTTGATAGCATTATCAAAGAGTTGTTCGACTGCATCAATCTCTGCAATACCAGTATCAAAGTCGTCACTACCAACCTCATAGATTTCAGCAGTGATGGCATAGAATTGAATCTTGCCAAACTGGAAGAAAGGTTCTTCCTTACCAACAAATTTGATTTCGTAGATATCTTTTGTTAGTGGGAAGTACAGTAGATCACCTTCATTGGGTCTGCTGTCTACTGTTAGGTTAGGACTATGCTCTGCTACTTCCTCATCCCATCTCCTACTAGAAACACGGAAGATAATTTCATCTGTGATTTTTAAACCAAACTTACTGATGAATTCTGCGTTGTCACCAAAACCTGTGACATTCTGTAGCAGCATTTCGATTTGGAATTGTTCTTGATACTTTGTGTATCTAACTTCATCCAGAGTGCTATCTTGCAGAACTATCTTAGGGATGTAATATACATCAGATCCAAATAGTTTAATTTGCTCGTCTACCAGATCCTGAACGAGACCTTGCTCGCCACTATGACCTGCGTAGTAAGTTGGAAAATAGGGACTAGTAGGCATCTTATCCGATCATATCCATTGGTGGGATAGCATACTTGCTGAGAATTTCGCTTTCGATTTTCTCAATTTCTGCTAGTGCGTCTGTGTAGATTTCTCTACCATTGAGAGTGATACCGCCAGGTAATTGAACATTGTTATACTTAATCAAGTTTTGACCCCACTGCCTTTTCATCAAAGCAGTAGCATACTTCTTGACAAACATATCATTGTTCATTTCTGTAGCGTCTGTAGGATCGACAAGACGATGACATTCAATAAGAATATTGGTTCCTTCTTTGAGGAAGTCTTTATCGATATCTAAGTACAAACGGTCGCGGCGTGCAGTAAATCTAAACTGCTGGAATGAACCATTATTAAGAACCATATCTAGAGTTTCTAGATATTGCTTGTTCATATAATAGTTGAGGATATCAAGTGATCCAAACGCATAAAGATCATTTAGATACAATTGATATTCAACACCAAAGAGATTGGAACGGATTGAATTGCTAACAAGACCAAAGACTCTAGTAATACCAACTACATGATCAGGGATTGGAATGTAGTTAGTAGTTTCTTTCCAGTCTGTTGTTCCTTCTGTAGTTGTTACACTAGCAGCAAACCTTGTCTTATCGTCAGCAGTGATTTCGTGGAACAGATAGGCACGCTCCATACCGTTGTAACAGTTCTCTTGAAAGAACTGGAAAGTGTCATCAATAACATTGTTAACTTGCTCATCGTCAATGTTAACTTGCAAGACAGGTTCACCAAGTTGCCTCTTGCAATAAGTGATGAGTTCAGCTCTTGAACTTGGAGATGCCATTACACACAAAAAATCCCTTCATACCTATTTAGTAAGAAGGGATTTAGTATTTATTCAGCTGGAGTTTCTGGGGTAGGTGCTGGTCCTTCAGGATCTTCTAGGAGTCTAAGAGTCTCTAGACCACCTTCTAGTTTAATTCTGTATTCTTTTGCTTTGACGAGGTTCTCTTCCAGTTCCGTGATTTGCTTAACGGTATTAGCAATTTGCTCCTCAAAGTTTTTCTTTAGAGTTTCTGCATCCATGGTTATCAAATAAAATGATGTGTACTGTATTTATATTGGGTTCTTCTTTTCAAAATCTGCATAGACATTGAAAGCAATACTAATTCTATCTTGATTACTTTCATTTGGTTCTACATCGTGTTCTAACCATGACGGAAAGAACACAATCATATCTTCTTGAGGTTCTAAGAAATGATATGCATAACCATTATTATAGTAATCATGCTCACGCATTGATTGTATTAAACAACCTCGTGGATCATAGAATCTAACATTGCCAGGATTTTCGGGAACTTTCACATAGTAAATTCCAGACAAAAATATCTCTGTGTCTAAATGTGTATGCCTATTATTATAATCTCCTTTCTTGTTAATGTTTACCCAAGAATAAACTCTCTCGTTACTCAGAGGTTTATTTTCTAGTCTTGGGATATTGGACACCACAGCATTAATAAAATCCTGATTATCAAAGTCATGCCCCTGATATCCACCAACATTTGAAACTTTTAATGTTTCTACTTTAGATGAAAACTCTCTACATGATTTTGTTATTTTTTTCAAGTCTAATCCGAGACTACCAACCCAAACAGGTGTAGTAAAAAATGGTAGTATTTCCATTACCATTTACCTAGAGGGCAAGTGTTTACTTCATCTTTAACACCTCTAATCTCATTTAGCATTCTATTTACAACATGTTTTACATCCATAAAACATCCACAAACATCACACCTTCTCTGGTTCTTAATCCAGTGTTCGCATGTATAGCAAATTTGTATATTCTTTACTGCCTGTGGTTCTAGATCAATTTTAATTTGATCAAGATTTGGATAGATAAAATCTTGATATTTTTCCGACCACACTAAACCAGTTTTTTTACCATTGATATATTCTGGATCACCCTCTTTTCTCATTTACGATACGCTCCAGTTCTTCATCATTATGATACTTTTCTAAGTTATTGTCAAGATCTGGATACTGGTATTCTTGATCTCTAGATGACCATACTAATCCAGTCTCAATACCATCAATATACTCAGGCTCTCCATCTACTGGTGGATCTGCACTAAGTTCTCTAAACCTCTCTGGATAGAGAGTTTCTAGATTGTGGTATTTTTCTGGGTTTTCGTATAGATCTGGATACTGATATTCCTCATCTTTCGATGACCATACTAGACCAGTTTCTTCACCGTCAATGACCTCACGGTCGCCATCATTAGGCATAATAATCTCCTTAGTTCACTGCTTGTTCTGCTTCGTATACGATTACAACCATTCCATGTCCACCAACATGGTTTCCATTATTACCTACATTCTGGTTATATGTACCACCTTGACTAACACCAGAGGAATAAAAACTATTACCTGTTGCTTCTGATGGTGGAGTCTGTCCGTTTCCAGTATAAGAGTTTGCATTGGATACTGGATATGATGGGTGACCTCCTACATAACCTGATCCTCCACCACCATTTCCGCCGTTGGGACTTCCACCGCCACCAGCACCACCGTAGTAACCAGCGCCACCGCCACCAGCATTACATCCGTTACCACCAGCAGCAGATCCCCAGTTTCCACCATAAATTCTTCCTGGCCAACCAACACCTGCACCAGTCTGAGCACCACCACATGCAACGCCACCGCGTAAAGTGTTACCACTGCACTGTGTACCACCTGTGCAAGATCCACCACCTGTTTGAGAATATGAACCACCACCTGTTTGTGTTCCAGGGTTTCCACCAGAACCAGATGGATTGCCTTTCTGTCCACTGAGACCACCACCAGCACCACCACCGTGGTTGCTACCAGTGGAAGAGTTACCAGCACCACCGCCACCACCAGCAACTAAAATTGCTGCAGCATGGTCAGTACCAGCATTAGTACCGCCCCAAGAATTGGTAAATATGCCAGAGTATCCACCACCAGAACCATTGTTCTGAGTACCAGGAGCACCTCCACCACCAACAACAATCTTTAAAGTGCCGCCATTACTAGTGTTGATAGTTCCAGCAGTAAATCCTCCTGCACCACCTCTAGTATTGGTATCTCCTTCAGAACCACCACCAGGACCCCAAACATATGCGGTTACTTCTACAGTTTCTTGTGGTAAAACAAATGTTTGTACTTGTCCAGTATAGTTAAATGTTTTACTAAACTGTTGCAACGGTTTACCTGTTGCAGCACCCCACTCAGTTCCATTGTAAATCTCTACAGTTTCTTCAGTGGTGTTGTAAATCAACAAACCAACCTCTGGAGTCAATGCATCTCTCTGAGTTGTAGTATAGTTGGGAAGTTTTAACTTCTCAGTAATGTTTAATGCATTTACATTAAGTGTTGACATATCAATAAATGATGGATGTTCCTATTAGTATTTATTTATAGACCTAGATTATACTTAGTCTTGAGTGAATTGTAGTTCTGGGACACTTCTGCTTGTGTTAGTCCTCTGTTGTAAACACGAACAACTGCAATTTTTCCATACCAAGGATTACTATCACCATTACCAATAGTAAATGAAGAATTTCCAGATTCCATGTTGCCTGTTTTACCAACTTGGAATTGTTGACCACCATTCCAATATCCTACAACTTCCGATCCATTATAAGTCATAACAGCGTGATTCCACTTATCAAAGAATCCCGTTGCAGAAGAGTTTACAGAGAATTCACCAGACATTCTACCACCACCAGCATTTACCCAACACCTAAATTGCTTGCTAGCATAAGATCCTAAACTCATGGTAGTATCATTCCAGTCAATAATACGACCATATGATGATGTAGAATCACTATTGGTGTTATACATAACAACTTCCATCGTCATGCCATTTGATCCCGCACTATAGTTTGCACTGGATGCTTGGTTGCCATTAAATTGGAAACAACCACCACCATCTGGAAGAAATGTATATCCAGATGGAAGACTTAAATCACCAATTGAAGAAGGTTCTGAAGATGCTAAGTTAAACCAAGAAGTACCACTTCCAGGGTATGAAGAGGTATTACTAGCATCAACCCAAAATAGCAATCCATTAGTAACTGGTTTTACACCCTCGTCAATACCTTGCCATGCATTTCCAGTGTAAACTCTAATAGCACCATCAACATAAGCGAGTTGCCCAGCACCCAATGATGGGTCTGGGTCTCCTCCTGTAACTACTGGAATTTTAACTGCTAACTGATTACCAGATAGAGCTTGGACCGTTCCCACGGTCAGTTTAGAAGTGTCTGCCATTTTAAGAAATTGTCCAGGTAGATCCTGCAGTAATTGTGATTGTCCTATTCGTATTTATCTCCAGTGGACCAGCACTAGATGCGTTGGTGTTTGCTGGGATAGTAACATCCTCATCGAGCAACTGTCTGTTGACTTTGATGATGCCATATGTATCCAACCACAGTGGGTCATTGTTGACATACAACAGACCCGTCATTCCAATTCCACCTTCGACTTCTAGTTCATATGCTGGATCTCTATCAGTCTGGAAGTTGATACCAACTTTAGTATCTCTGTAAATATCAGTCTGGTTAGGAGATTCAGTCCATCTGGAAGTAACGAACTCAGCATTGTTCTGGAATACAAGACCATTGATGTTGAAATCGCCTTGTAGATTCAGTGCATATGTTCTGTTGACATTTGGTGTTACTGTTGTATCTGTTCCACCAAAATCACTGGTGTTGATTGCAACAGCATTATCTGTACCTCTGATAACAAGTGCAGGTGCTTCAGGTGGTGGAGAAACTAGAGCATTCTTCCAGTTAGAAGAACCATTGCTATAAGAAGGAGTAATTTCAAAAATTCCAGGTCCCTCTGCTAGACCAGCACCAATTCTAAAGTTTCTACCACCAGATCCACCAGTTGCACCACCAAGGAATGTAACTGAAGCAGGAGCATTTACATTATTAGCAACAGGACCAGTAACAAGAGATCCAGTAGCATGGAACAATCCTGCAACCTGTAAATCTGGAACTTGACCTAATGCACTAACATTTGCAGACTGCGTGCGAATACCAACTTTACCATCACTAGCATTGATGTGTAGATGATTCTCTGTCTTTCCACCTGTATCAGTTGTGGAGAAGTTGATGTCTTTGTTTCTTGCCCATGTATAGAATGTAGATGCAGCAACATCATATTCTAGGTGAATAATATTTTCATCATCAGAAGATCTCCAGAATTGAATTTCTGGATTGGTTCCCTCTAATGTTACTTTACCGTCACCGTCTACATGGAATGTAGATACTGGGGAAGTATTCTTGATACCAACTCTTAGGTTCGTTGTGTCTACCTTGAATAGACTGTTAGCAGAATCAACTGTTAGATCATCGACTACATTCAAGGACTGGTTGAAGTTACCAATACCAGCAACGGTTAGATTTGAACCAGTTCCTGTTAGGTTTAGCGAACCAGTCATGGTATCGCCTGACTTCAGGACATTAAGCGATGCAGCACCAGTTAAGTCAGCAGTGATTGTTCCAGCAGAGAAATTGCCAGATGCATCACGGAGAACCGCAGTATTTCCAATGCTTGTGGTCTGGAATGTAATATTACCAGCGTTCCAAATCTTACTGCCGTTGATAGTAACACCATCAAAGTTTGCAACAGTAACCTCTAAAGTACCAGAACCATCAGTTGCATCACCACCAGATGCAAACATGGCAACATTATAATTTGTTGCAGAAAGTGCAGAAGATTTGAAGAAGATAGCAGGAGTAGATGCAACATTGTCTCCTCTTCCAAGTGTCAATTCTGCGTTCGCGCCATTGCTATTCAAATTAGCAACATCAATCGTATTGCTATCTTCAATCGTGAAGTCTTGGAAAGGAACATTAATTGTTGCCGTACCAATTCTTACTGCTGTGTTAAAGTTACCAGATGTTAGTCTACCAATTAGAATAGTGTAGTCATTGAAGTTATCATTGGTATCATCATTAGTGATTTCATTATCGATTGTGAAATCACCAACTGCCTGGTCATTAACATCATATAGTTTGACTGCATTACTAGGAGCAAATGTTCCAGTTGGCGATGTATCAAGAACAAGACCAGAAACATATACTCTATATTTTGGATCTCCGTTGAAGGACTTCAGTGTAATAGTATCTCTAATTGCAGTTTCTTCTAGATATCCAGGTAGTCTGGTAGCAGATAAAGTTCCGTAGTTAATGTTCAGTGCATTTTGATACCAGAGTCCTTGTCTGTTATCAAATCTATCTGCGTCTAATCCAGAACCAACACCATCATTTAGAGATGTCCAAACTTTTGCCCATGATCCAAATGTTAGAACTCCACTACCCGAACCACGGAGATACATGTTATCATTGTCGGTAAATGCCAACTGCTTGACACCACCGTCGAATGTAAATCCACTTCCTGCAGGTCTGAAGGTGAGAACCATAGTTTTGGTTCCACCATCATTGAGACCAATAGCGGTATTGAATACCGTGTTAGAAACAACACCAGTAACAAATGTATCTGGAGTTGGGTTTGAAGTTGGGTTGTTAGTACCAGAAGCAAGTCTGATTGTGTTAGTAGAAGAACCAGAAATACTAATGTTGTAACTACCTGCCAATCTATCAGATGGAACAGTTCCACTGAATAGGTTAGTAGCACTGGTATAGTAAGCACCCTGCTGACCATCTAGTAAGTCAGCATCGAGTCCGCTATCAGGACCAGTTTTGAGTGTGACAGAACCATTTCCTTCCTGTCCAACATTGAATTGTGATTTTCTAAATCTCGCAACACCAACTGTTCCAAATAGATCAGCAGAAATTGTTAGATCAGTTACACGCTGAACATCCATAGAGACATTCGCGTACTGTCTATTAACAGTAGAGATCTTTGCTTCGAGAACTAAGTTAGATCCAGAACCAATTGCCGCAGGAGCAGATGATACAGTAAAGTCTGTATTGTATCCAGTACCACCATCAGTAACAGTAATTTCTGTAACTGCGTTTCCAGAAACAACAATGTTTGCCTTTAGTCCTGTTCCTGCACCACCTAGTAGAGCAACATCAAAATATTGACCGTTAGTAAATCCAGTACCAGCATTTGCGATGATAACTTCATCAACAAAGTTGCCTTGTGTGTAAGTAGATTCAAACGATAGAGGAGATGCTCCACGCTCAAACTCAATGATTGTTCCAATTGGAATTGTGGCAGTTAGTGGGTTGTTGAAAGAAACCGTAGTTAAACCACCAACAGTAAGAACACCAGTGATATTTGTATTTGCCTGAATTCCTGTTACACTAGCAACAACTTCATGACCAATTAGAGCATCAGAATTTGATTGGAATACAAATTGACTTGCGCCTTGTGCTGCCTGACTATTGAGTTTAGCGAAGTATCTTGTTTCAGCACCTTTAAGTGACTGTACTGCAAGAGCAAAGTTAGAGTCTCCTCTCAAGAATGTGAAGGAGTTTGCAGATCCGCCAAGGGCAAGTCTGTCGGTTTCGATAACACCTGATGTAATATCAGACGCTGCAATCTGGTTAGAGGATAGAGATACCCAGTTGGCAGCGTCAAATGATGAAGTGTTAACAACTCTCGTGAGGTTAACAGTATTTGTGTTAGGAGCAGCATTGCTGTCATCAATAGTATCAGTATCTTCAATCTTGATATTGTTTACAATATCACCATATAGTCTGCTCTCAAGTAAAGCATTACCTTGTGCGGTAGTTCCCGATCCAGGAGGAGCAGAGAATTGAACAGATGGTTGTGTGGTGTATCCTTTACCACCTTTGAATCCGTTAAAGTCAATGATTGTGACAGTAACAACCTCTCCATTAGCAATAGTACAAGTTGCTTTTGCTTCTACATAACCAGCACCAGGATTACCACCTGTAATAGTTACTGTTGGTGCGGAAGTATATCCACTACCTCCATCAGTGAGATTGATTTGATAAACGACGCCTGTTCTATATTCAGTTGCTTGAATACGACCTGTTGTGATACTACCAGCGAATACATCACCGATAGTAAACGATAGATTTGGATCTACCGCAAATCCAAGGAATAGACTATCTACATCATTGTTAAGAATAAATGTCTGTGTAGATCCTTCTGGTTCTAAAGTATGACTTCCAGAACCAGCATTGGTAATATCAATTGCAGTATTTGCATTTGCGTCAACAACAGATGCTGCTAACTTGATAGTATTAGAATCAACAACAATTGCATAGTAATCTTGTGAATCGTTGAGAGGTGTTGGTGCTGTTGCTCCATTTCCTTGCTTATAAGTAATTAACTTAGAAGTAGTAAGACCATGATTTAAGATTGTAATCTGATCTGTAGTTGTGTTAATGTTGCTAGAAGTAAATCCAAGTGGGGCGAGTCCCTGTTGAATAGCAATATCACCAGCAAGTGCTCCTTCTAATGCTAATCTTTCATTTTCATCAGCAACAGTGAAGACACTGAATGGTCTTAGTGCTGGAATCTGATCGACCGAAATCTTACCAGAGTCAGTTAGTTCAACCAGTGCTCTAGGAACAGCGTTCGTAGAGTATGGTTTGTTGATGTATGGTCCAAGGTTGTTGGTGATATAATCTCTAACTGCCTTTTGAGTAGGTAGTTTAGAGTCAGTTGCGTTAGCACCACCAAGTGTGTTAGAGTTATCGAAACCAGTAACAACAACATCGCCACCTTTCAGTTTCAAGAATTCAACTTCAGAGATGGTAACCGTACCCGTGAAGGTAATATTACCAGTTCTGTTCTCAATTCTAGCGAATGTACCAACCTTGAAGTCGCCTAGTTCGTCAGTACCAGAGACATATACACGACCATAGTTTTCGGAAACTTGCTCGTTTGCCTCAATCTTAACACCACCGTTTTCTGGTAGAGAGTTGTAGTCGTTACCAGATCCTGCAAATTCCCAAGTGTGGGAAGAAGAGTTAACAATAGATGGTCTGTGTAGTGCAATTTCTTCTCCTAGAAGAACGCTAGTTGCAACTGCTTGACCAGTAGACTTATCAGTCAAGTCCATTGGTGATCCAGTGCCATCATCTAGGGTTAGTAGAGCACTGAAAGGAGGACCAACTGTTACTTCTTCAATAGCATCGATGAAGTATTCAATGTCAGGATTTGTATTTTCAAAATCGTCAAACTTGATGATATAGTGCTCTAGTGGTTCTCTACCTAGATTGGTAATTCTTAGTTTTGTTCTACCAGTTGGAGTAGAAGTTACCTGAGAAACAGTTGCTCTGGTATAAGTTCCCGCAACAGGATCTCCAGTACCAGCATCAAATGTATATGCGTCCTTACGGAAACCAGTTCCTCTTAGTGCATATGTACCGAAGTTTGTAGCAGAGTTGGTGATAGATGCGTAACCACCAGATTCACAAAGAACACCATCTTGACAGAAGATAACAAAGACAGAAACCAACTGAGTATATCCATCGTTGATAACCTTATAACCTGTACCACCAAAGGAAACGATAGTGAATGCCGCAGCAACCATCGACTTACCTTGGTTCGGGAACGATGCTGTTCCGTCTAGTTCTAGACCAGGGAAAGGACAGTTGGGTTGCTTAACCTTATTACCATCAATTTCCGCACCGCCACCACCTAGGAAGGAGATAACAGATGCGTTCTGGGTATATGGAGATGCTTCAATGATTGGATAATCATCATAGTCCGCACGAACAGTTACCTTGACATTATTGAAGTCAGTAATTACACTGTCTGCTTCCTGTCTGATAGTATTTGTATCATAAAGGGTTCCATATGTCTGTGTGGTAGCACCAGGGAGAATTGTTCCATCTAGAATATCCTCTAGAAGATCCATCGAAGTTGTGATGGAAGACGCTACATTAGCACAGAGTGGAGTTGGACTATAGAGAAGAATATTCCAATCTTCAAACTTAGGAATTGGAGATGTAAGTGTTACTGGATCATAGATTAAAATAGTTCCATCAGTCTTAGCACTTACAAATGTATGTGCCACACCAGATGCAGATCCTGCGTCTGGAACAGTACATGTAACAGTTGTGTTACCGCCAGAAGAAACTACATTAGTAATTGCATAACTCTGTCCGAAGTTAGAGTCAAATCTATTTGGACTTGCATGATTTTGTGCTCCACTGCCAGTGTTGCAACTAAATGTTAGTGCATCTTCTGTAAATGCAATTCTATCAGATGTTGTTAATGGAGTTGATGGATCAGGGAAAGTTACAGTTACTTGACCACTGGATGCATTGTAAGTTGCTCCAGATGGAGTTACATCAATTGCAGTACCATCAGTCCAGTTACGCATTGCTTGAATAGCAAGATCTTTTACTTGCTGATATGCATAAATGGTTTCGTCTCTTTGTGCCTCTGGAATTCCAGTTAAAGCAGTTCCAGTGAAGTAGAATTCTGCATTAGAAACAATGCCATGGTTTCCACCAAGAACCAAGTCTCTAATTAAACCTTCGAGGATATACTTAATGTCTCTACGGCACTTTCTCTCATTAATATCATCGAGACCGAGAGAAGGATACTGAGTTTTAGTATTGAGATATGCCTGATCAGCAATCAAATCTGCGTTTCTTGCAATTAGATATGCTGCATCAAGATATGTTCCTGAAGCATTGTTTGTGAGAACATCAATCCACAAGAATGCTAAAGTATCCAAAGCAGCAACAACATTAGCACATGCTGGAGATCCAGCAGTAGATGTAATTACTGTGTCATCAAAGTATCTGGTAATACTAGAATATTGTGGAGCATAAATTGGTTCTCCAGGAGTTCCTAATCCTGTCCTCCAGTTTCTGATAGCATAAGTACAAATTTCTCTAGCATATTCAATTGCACGAGTGATTTGAATAATTTCATCTTCTACATATGCAATTTTTCCATCAACAATATACTTTTTAGCAGCATCAATGACATTGTAGTTTGAACCAAATTCAAGGTCTCTAATTACTGCATTAATAAAGTGAGTAACATCTTGACGGCATTGTTCGTCTCCATTTGTACCAGTATTTGTTACAGTTGGAGAACTGTATGCAGGATATTTCTTCTGTCCAGAATCACAGGAAATTAACAAGTCTGCAAGTTGTACAGTATTGTCTTCTGCTAAACCAGGAAGTGCAACATCTGTAGTTACAGTTGCAACACCAGTAACTGCTGTATCATAAACAAAGTTAGTAACATTAACAGTTGTTCCATCATATTTTACTGTACCGCCACTAACATAAGTGTTTGCATGATCTAGTGGTCCTAGATAAATGTCAAAACTAGAACCACCAACGGATAGGGAATTTGCGTCAGATCTTACAAATGTATGTGCAGACTGAGGTAGATGTTGTACCGCACCACCAGTTGCTCCTACAAAAGTATGTGTAGACTGTGGAGAATGAGAAATAGCATTTGCGGTAGCACTTACAAATGTGTGAGCGGATGTATCCGAAGAAGTACCAACATTAATGGTAAATGTACCATCTTGACGATCAATACCATTTGCAGCAGCACTTACAAATGTATGAGTACCAGTGTAAGAGGAAGGTCCTACATTGATATCAAAGGTATTTGTAGTTACATTACTAATTTCCAACCAGCGACCACTTGGATAATCATATCCAGCGCGTGGATATGATTTTTGTGCAACATTGCCATCTAGGTCGCAAGTATATGTCAAAGAACCATCGGCAATCTTGACATAATCGCCATTGCTGAATCCATGGTTTGCAACAGTTAAGGTTACAATACCAGTTGCTGCATCGTATGGAGCATCTGTTGCTGTGTGCTGTGTGCTTCCAACAGCAGTAATTGCGATAGATTGTTGACCATTATATGGGTCAACACCAGGACGAGGATATGTGTGTGTAGTCTGGTTGTTATCTAAAGCACAAGTAAATGTGAATGAATTGTCCGCAAGAGTAACACCGCGTCCAACACCTAAACCATGCTGCCCAACAGTGACAGTCATATCACCTGTTACAGGGTCATATGTAGCATTGGTTGGAGTAAACTGTTTGTTGGGACCAGAGATTCCTGCATTGACTGTAATTGTGGTTGCACTGACTGCAGTAATAGGCATAGACCTACCTGCATAAGGATCAATACCAGGACGAGGATATTGCTTGACAGACTGATTATTGTCCATCGTGCAAGTGAAGGACAATGAATTATCAGCAATTATAATTCCTTCGCCAACAGATAGAGTGTGAGCACCAATTGTTAGTTCTAAAGCTCCTGTAGCAGGATTATAATCAGCACCAGAAGGAGTAAATACTTGATCGGGACCAGAAGCACCTACATTCAAAGTAAATGTATTTGTAGTTGCTGCTGTAATTGGTAAAGACTTGCCGCTAGCATACTGATCTGTATCAGGAAGAGCGTGCTCAGTTTTGTTACCATCCATCGTACATGTAAATACGATAGACTGATCTGCAATTCTTACACCATCACCTACCGACAATCCATGATTGTTAACAGTAAATACTGCATCACCAGTAGCAGGATCGTATGTTACATTAGTAGGAGTATACTGCGCGGTTGCTTGACCACCAATGTTGTAAACAGAATAGTAATCTGTCTTAAATTCGTCATTAATTCTTCCGACTACTTCATCCGCAATAAACTCTCTGTTGTTGCGTAAGAATGTGCAAGCATCCTGAAATCTTCTGTCTACAGCAGTAGCAATTGGGAAGGTGTTTGGTGAGTTAAGTAGAGAAAGTGTTACTGACCTTGTGAAAGACTTAACAACAGCAGTAGATCCTGGTTGGAAATTAGCGTCATTTGTTCCAGGTACTTTCTTAGGAATAACAAATCTTCTAGAACGACCATCAGCGTCTTCTAGAACTTTGTAAATTCTTTGCTTGCCGTTTAGATAAGATAGGTCAGGACCAGAAGTTGGAAGACCTTCAATTAAAATTTCTTGACCTTCTTTAAAGTCATGAGTATTCTGTCTACCTACAAGAGCACTTGTGTAGAAAACAATACCACCTAGATCTTCTGCGTTGCCAAACTGTGCGCTCTGGAAACCTCCAGTTGCAATAGATGGATCTCCCTGTAGAGAGAAGTCAATTCTGGAAATTGGTAAAGTTGTTGTAACATCTTCATCAACAGATACAACTTCTCCTTCTGCTCTAATAGAATTGATTTCTGAAGAGTCGAATGTTTCTGCCTGAACAGTAATCTCTTCACCCTGAGTGATAGTTACCGTTTCTCCATCGGAATTCCATCCAGTTGTTCCTAAAATAGGAGCAAATGTTACTTCATATGGAGAGGTAGCACCAATGCTAACAACTTCATAGTCACCAGAGATAATTTGTCCACTAGCAGTTGCGGAAGAAGCAGTTAGTCTAACATATGCACCAGCATTGAAATCATTCGTGGGATTGGTAGTGAAAAGTAATTGGTTTTCACCAGAAGTTGTTGTTGCTGAAGTTAATGAAGAATAAGTTGTTCCCGTGGTACTAGCACTTGTTAGATATTCAAATTGCTCACCTTGTAAGAAAGAACCACTGATTAGTCTTACATCTGCTTTACCATTAATAAATGCGCTATTACCTGTTGTTGCATCAAACTCAACTCCAAGAACTCTTGCTCTAGCACCCGTGTTTAGACCTTTTACCAGTCTACCACTTACTAACTGCTGTAAACCTGTGTTCTGTTGGAATACAACATTGAATTCATCAGGACCAAAAATTTGGTGACCAATTGGGAAGTTAACACCAAAGTCTCCGTTTGCCTCATAGTCGATGAGAATTCTTTGCTTATCATCGAACACCATTGCGAAGTCCCATGTAGCAACGGGATCGCCATTGGAGTCAATTTGGTCTCTATATGTAACACCAGTTACATAGTTCTTATCACCAAACTTAAAGATGTGCTTCTTAGGATTAGCAGGTCTGATGATTACAAGACGAAGGTTATCACCAACAACCGATGCATCAGGTGGTAGAGAGATTGGGTTATCTTCTACATAGTCTCCACCAGAAACAATCAGAGTTTCTTTAACACCAGGAGTTGCCCATGCTAACTGTGCCGCTTTCTTAATGGTACGGACAGGGTTTACAGCAGAACGACCATCGTTTAGGTCACTACCAATCTGAGAAGAAACATAGATTCTGCCACCAACATCATTGGTTGCTAGGTTTAGAACATACTCAGTAGTAGCAATCTTATCGGATCTATCACCTAGTAGAGGTGTGATAGATCTTGGAAATACGCCAGACTCTCCAGTTTCATTATATTTGTAATTATTAGAGTCAACTACTCTGAAACCAATATGCTTAAATTGAACTTCTCCGTTTAGTTCAATGCCATCTAGGTGTTCTGGACCATTAGGTCCAGTTTGTCCAGCATTAATTGCCTGGTAAATATTATTACCAAAGTATCTGTAAGCATCTTTTTGGACAATAACACTAGCAGCCCATGGGGTTCCTGTGTTGTTAGCAAATGTTTTTAAGTTGGGTGCTCTAAAATTAGCGTCTGGTGTGATAAAATTATCAATATCCAGGTTTAGAATTCTCGCCGTATCAGAAATGATAGAGGTGGAAGTTCTAATAGCACCATTAATATCAAGTTCAAAGTCAACAGTATCAAGGAATGCTTCTGCAGATGCACCTTGACCACCGCCATCAGTGATTGTTACAGTTGGAGCAACTGAATATCCATTACCAGGATTGTTGACAGCAATAGAAACAACTCTGCCATTGAAAATAAAAGCAGAACCAGTTGCCTGAACACCACCAGCTGGTGGTGGATCAATGACAACATTTGGAGCGGATGTATATCCAGAACCGCCTGTCAATATATTAATATTATTGACTCTTTGTCCAGTTCTGTTAATACCAACACGAGGTAACTGGGTAGCACCATCTAGTTGAGATCTAAGAATTTCTCTTTCATTAGACCCCGTACCGACCCTAATTGTTACTTCATTATCACCGATGAGTTTAGGGTTTGCGCCCCTAATTTTCTCTTTGTCGGAATTAATATGAAAACTCATGGTGTTCGCGTATCCTTGACTTTTTTCCTATCTTATATTTAGCATTAAGCCCAATCAATACTTACAACTTGAGTGGATACTGCCCATTTAATGTTCTGTGTAGTACCTGCTCTGGTAGTAGAATAACTAAATTGATTGGTTCCTCCAAATGGTTCAATTCCCCATGTCTCTCCCTCTGGAATATCATCTTTAATGATAGTTAGCATAGACGATAAAATCGTCGTGGTTCCTACGCCATTACAATATACGGAGGTTTCTAATTTTCCACTGAAAACAGTTCCTGCTGGGTTGACTCCTAGAATATGTCCAGTAACAAAACTAACAGTGCTATTTCTTAATGGAATTTGAGTTCCAACATTATCTAGTTGTAAAATTCCTGTATTGATACCTCTTAGAATATAATTGGAGGTATTGCTGTCAGTGTAGAAATTATTTTTAATTTCTAACGAGTTAGCATTTTTTACATCAAATGTTTCATTAATCAGAGTTTTATCTGATACAGAAAATCCACCAACAGAATCAAAATTCTTATTAATGCTTGCCATTTTTATCTCTTATAGATGTTTACGGTTGTGTTGATAATAATATTGTCACCAGCAGTTAATCCGCTGTCTGCAGTAATTGTTACTCTTACATTGTTTGATGCATTGAAATCAAACGAAGAAGAGAACAAATCTGCACCTGTTTTTACATTACCAAAATCTGTAAATGAAATATCTGTACCGTCGTCGATAACGGTATACTCAACCAATTCTTTGTCGCCTGTTGTAGTATTTAATGCAGCAACAGTGACTTTACATCCAATTGCAGTAGCAGGATCATAGAGAACAACTGCTCCTGTATCTACTGTTCCCTTAGTAAATGTAAGGTCTCCAGTAGTAATCTTATAATCGGCAAGTTCAAACTCTTTTAGTTCTCCATCAAAGATCTTAACACCTGTGAATGTTCCTGTTCCAAAAGTAGTGTTTAAGAACACATCACCTTGATCATCTAATCTTAGAATAGGATCATTATTAATACCAGAGGAAACTCCAAGATCTAAGTATTGTCTAGATGTAAAGAAGAAGGATCTGGTGCTATCTGTGTTATCAATTGTGGTTGCATTATTATCTAGAGTGATTGTATCTGCATTGATTGCAAGAGTTTCTCCACCAGCAACACCAGCAGCAGAAACATCGATTGTATCGATACCAGTAAATTCTAGTCCGTTGACTGTTAATCTTACTGTCTCTGTATTTGCATTGAAGAAGAATAATGTATCTTCATCAGAACCAGGAGCAACTTCTGCTTTAATTAATGTATCTTGGTCAGCATCTTTTACTCCACCAAGAGAACCCCATTGCGCTCCATCATATCCCTCAAACTGTCCGTCAGTAGTATTGAAGCGAACAGAACCTTGTACAGCAGCACCTTTTTGGTTGACATCACCAACAGGTAGTACAAGTGAACTAGTAGAATTAACAACTGTCTTCTGTCCAGAGTTTGGTTGAATAACCAAATCATCAGAATCTGTAGAAATAGTGTTTCCAGAGAATCTTAGTTTTTGGTTAACTACAAGAGGAGTAGAATCGGTAGGTCCAATTCTGACTTCTTCGCATTCCTCAAATGTGAGTGTTCCAACTGCAGATGTGCTATATTGAAGTTGAGCAGTTCCGTTGGGTAGAGTTCCCGATGTGTGTACTGGTTCACTACCACTGGTTCCAAGAGTACCAGCACCACCCACAGGAACAACATAGATATTTTCCTTATGCTTAATGTAATCTCCTTCTGCAACAGCAGTATTTGCATTCCATTCTGTGGATGCAGGAGCAAGTGTATTACTAGAACGAATCTTCTTAACGCTGAAGAAGTCTAGATATGTTGGAGTTATCTTTGCAGTATTAACACCATCATTGTAGAAGTACAATGTGTTGTCATTTGCACCAATAGTTGCTTCTGCTAAGATAAATGTGTTACCATCTAGGTCACGAACACCACCAAGTGAAGACCAAGAAGCAGACGATGCACTATATCCTTCATATTGATTAGTCTGTGTATTGAATCTAATTGCACCATCTTGTGCAATAGGAGCAGCAGGTCTCTGACTAGTATCACCAGATGGAATAACAAATGCAGTGTCACCAACTGTCTTAGCAACTCTGTTAGCAGCTGGTTGTAAAAGAATATCATTGGATCCAAGAGTAGCAATTGTCGAATTGCTAATGGTTAATACATTATTAGAATTAAACTCTTGGGTACTCTTAATAACACCAGAAGATGTAATATTTCCTGTGGAATTTTCTACAGTTAAATTAGGTCCAATATTGAGATTTGGACCAGTGATTGTAATAGGACCACCAGAAACCGCAAGACCAGTTCCAGTTCCAAATACAGTTGCGTTTACAGTAGTCGTGTTGACTGTAGTTGCATTTACACTATTTGTAGCAGTAACATCCGCAACATTAACAGTAGTTCCTGCGAATGTAGTTGCTGATAATTGTCCAGATGCAATATCATTCTGAATGATATCAACAGAACCAACTGTAATTACATCTAACTCAAACCCAGATCCAAATACTTTTGGATTGTTGGCATCCATTGTTAATGTTGCTTCGTTTCCAGGAGAACCGCTAGCACCTGCATATGCAGGATCAGAATTATTTGAGTAATAATATAGAGTTGGAGTTGTAGTTAGAATTTTTAGACTGATCTCTCCAGGGTTTTCTGAAACACCTTCTTCGTATGCATATCCTCTAAAATCAAGAACTGCAGCACCGCCTACTGTTGGTGCTTTATCTACAGTAATTGTAGTTGCATCAACAATAGAGGCAACTTTAGTATCGCTTTGTAATGTGCCAGCACCGCTATCAAGACTGACTGCCATACCAACTAAAATACCCGTGCTGCTAGCAACAGTTACATTTACACTACCTGCAGTCAATGTAGATGTTACATTATCAACAACACCATTATCATGAATACCGCCTGGGAATTGAGAGAACCTGAAACTATGTGCAGACATTGAAGAGTCCGACACATCAAATCTATATGTGTTTCCAACATATAGTGTCAGATCTGGATTAAATACTGGTCCAGAACCACTATCGATTAGATAACCAAACTTACCTCCAGATGCGCTAGCAGTAGCAATAGTGTATTGTGGAGATGTGGATCCTTCAATAACAATTTGTTGATTGTCGGCATAAGAACCATCATCGACAAGAATCGAAGTTGTGAATCCACCAGACTCATTAACTTCTCTGATTTGTGTTGGACTGAGGTCTGTTACTGCATCGATTGTTAATGTAATATCATCTGCAGGAGTTGCTCCACCAACTAAGTTTCCAGCAACAGTTAATGTGTCCCCAATTGCATAGAAAAATCCTGCCTGATCTGAAATGGCACTACTAACATTACCAGAAGAATCTCTAGTAACTGTTACAGTTTCCGAATTACCATTAGCACTATTAGTGCTAGTTGCTACTGAAGAATAAGTTTGTGCGAGATCTTCTGTAAATGTTAAGTCTGCAGCACCAGATGCAATTGGATTTGCAGATAATGTTACTTCTGTACCACTATCAACAGAAGCAACAGTTACATTTGCTCCTAATGCTCCAGTTCCTGTAGCAGTTACAATATATCCAACAGAAATACCAGCGGTGCTAGAAACTGTAACTTGTGCTACGGTAGTAGTTAATGTTGTTGCTAATGGACCAACAACATTAGCAGACAATTGCGTAGAAGCAGTTGTAGATAATGCAGTTGGTGTTCCATCTTTTCCTGTAACGGATTGAGATGTTGTAAATGTACCAGCGGTAACTGCATTCGATGCGAAATCTAATTGCTGTAAACCAATTGCTGTAACAGGATATGTAATTGGTTGAACTAAATCTGTAGCAGATACCGATAATGTATCTCCATCAAAATATCCAACACCACCATTTCCTACAGTAACAGATTCAATTGGTCCAACACTAGTAACTGTGTATGTAAATGGCGTAGTTGGATTTCCATATGGCGGAGTGAATGTCAATACCACTGCACCAGATGTTGCAGGATTGTTATCGATAGTTACGATATTAGTGTCATAATCAATACCTTGTACTAAGGTAGTTCCTGCACCTAGTGCTCCAGATCCAGAAGTAACGGTGACCGTAGAACCAGGAACAATATTTGATACATCTGCAACAGTAAAAGAGAGTTCTGGTACTGTATTACCACCATCTTCACCTACAAGAGTGGCGGCAACTCCAGTTTGCTCTGTTGCTAGTGTGAGAACATCATTAGCAGCGTAATCAGTGGCAGCAGCAGTAAATGCAAAGTTCTTTACTTGTCCAGGGTCACTGGTGATTGTAAAGATAGCACCTGCACCTGTTCCCCCAACATCAGCAGCATTAACAGATAGAGTGTCGTTAATTACATAGTTTTGTCCAGGAGATGTAAATGTTACTCCAGTAATAGTTCCATTTGGATTTACTGCTGTAATTTCAAACTCTGCCCCAGTTCCAGCACCAACAGTAAATGGAGGTACTTCTAATACATCAGTTGCTTTGTAATCAGTTCCTGTAGAAGTGAAGTTGACTGCAGTCAATGCTCCACCACTAATTGTTATTTCTGCTACAGCACCACTACCAAATACCCCAGGAGTTCCTGTAGTAAAAGTAATGTCGCCACCCATTTGACCAGCAGCGTGATTCACACAGTTGTAGGAAGCACCCGTTAAGGAGTATCCACTTTCAACAATTACATCAACATATGCTCCCTGTTGACCAGGAGTTCCAAATGCAGTTAGTGTTAATCCTGCAGGAGGAGTTCCTGACTGTCCAGTTCCTTGTAAGAAAAGAACATGTCCAGCATTACTAGCATCAGATACATCAAATCTATAAGTGCTTGCTGCTTCAAAAGCAAGTGTTGGTTGTGTAACACCATCTAGAACATATGCATATGTTCCAGGTCCACCAGAAACGGTAACAACATATGTTTGCTTCGCTTCATTTCTTAGTGCCTGAGTATACACACCATCGGTATATCCAGAACCACCTGTAATATTTCCTGCATATGCTACACCACCAGTAACTGTGATGTCTGCGGTAGCACTGGTTCCTGTACCACCAGTTACAGATACACCAGGATAAGTTCCATCTGTATAACCACTACCAGCATTAGTGATATCAACAACGATATCATCTACTGTAAAATCAACAAAACTTCTAGTAGCAGTGCTTCCACCAACAATAGGCAAAGAAGAATATGTTCCAGGTGTGTAGTTTGCACCACTACTCTCGGTTCCAATAAAATCACCTACAGTGATGTTTAGAGTAGCACTAGTTCCTGTGCCACCAATTACACTAATATCATTATATGTTCCAGGATCATAGTTTTGTCCTGCTTGAGTAATAGCAATACCAGCGTCATTAATTTCATTCTTTCTAAAAATGAAATTTCTATAACTCAAAAATCCTGTATCAGATAATTGATACAAGAGTTTCGATGCTGAGACATACCCAATGACACCTGTGGATGGTCTGTATAGACCCAGAGTTTGTTCGTTATCAAATGCTAGAGCAGGTGCTGCTAGCGTACCGTCACCAATTTTTAAGTTACCTGTGGCGAGATCGCTTCCACCAGAAGTAACATTGAATAAATTGGTTCCAATTTCATTAATTTTGACCCTTTGCTGTTCAAAGGTATCAGTTCTAGCTACTTGAATTGCTGGCATTTTTTATTAACTCGCGCAGAAGGGACTTGATTTCAGAGACTTCATTCTTCAATGTATTTATGTCTTCCAACGCGGAACTTAGCTGCTTCGATTTCCTTCTGCCTTCTATGGCAGAATTGTCTCGAATGATGATGGCACCTGTGTTTTCGTCTCTTACGAGACCGTCATGTCCTTCGACTTTGATATAACCCATGCGCGGAAATCAATAAGAAGCAACAGCTCTCATATCCTGAATCTTAGGAACATAAGAAGGATTATCAGACTTCATGACAATCTTAATTCCGAAAGATGAGAATTCAGGTAGATCTGCTACACTGTACTCTAGTTCTTGATAAGATTCTTGCTTCTCAACAACACTAGAAATAGTGTTGGTAGAAGTTGCAACTGTTGGAACATCTGGTAATCCAGTTCCATTGAAGTATTGATATTCAATAACATCAAAAGATTCTTGACTAGAAGACTCTTTATATCTAAACAATACTTGAATGTCTTCGATGTCTTTGACATTTGCAGTCAACTTGACATTGATAGAAGTTCCTGGGTTTCCAATAGAAATTTCTTTGGTTACATACTTAGCAAGAGAAGAACTATTTGAGAAATTATTTTCTGGAGAATAGTCAATACCATCGGTATATGTCAATTCCTTAACTTCCCAATATGCCTTTTCATCTTCATCTTGACCAGTGTACTGAATAATGTCTCCTACACGGAAGATATCTTCAACACCAGTGCCAGATCTAGCGATTGAAGGTTCTACAATTGCAGCTTCGGAAACGCTTTGAGTGAATGTTGTAGAACCAAATGGTTTCTTGTCATTCTTGACAGTAATTGTCTGATTCTTGATATCAAAGAATGTAACTTTACCTTCAATCTTGGCATCGAATGTATTTGTTAGACCGACATCTCTTGCCTTGATGGTTGCACCATTGGCAATAATTGCAGGACCATCAGTACCACCAAACTCAATCTTAACTGGGTCGGTAGTGATCGATGGAGTAATTGTTTCTCCAGAAATTGACAGGGTATCACCTTTAACAAAAGGATTTACAGTAGAAATTCTTACTGTTACAATTGGCGTACCACTAACTGTTGCTCTAGCAACAACAATTCCTTTCGCCTTAGAGTTAGATCCTTCAATAGAATCTCCTACCTCAATGTCACCACCAGTCAAGGATCCTGTTCCAAACTCATAAACTTCTTTGAGTTTCAACACTTGATCTCTTCTGCCAAATCTTGTCTCACTACCTGCTGCTTTTTCAATTCTATTTGTAGAAGTGATTACAGAGGAAGAAGAAAGATCAAAAGCAGGAGACAGATATGAAACATCAGAACGGAAGTCAATCTTATACTCTAGAGAATTATCTAGATTATTCATGACTTGGTTAATGTTGGAAGCAATAACTTTCTGATTTGTGAAGTATTGAATTTCATTCAAGAAAGTCTTCTCATATCCTGTTTGCGAATATGATGTATAAACATTAGTATCGGAATCAACAGGAACGATGTTTGTGGTTCTTACAGTAGAGTCAATAGTTGTTCCACTAAAAGACAGGTAACTAACTCGTGGATATAGTCTTTCAAATTTTCTATTGTAAGAAGCAAGAACTAAACTACCACCACCCTTAACACTAGATGCAGCAGTTGTTGCATTGATAATATTATAAGTATCAATACCAGCATTCTTAACTTGGAATAGAGTTGTGTTTAACTGGGTGCTTGAAACACCACCTACACCATCTGCTCCTGTCATGAAGACATAAGAATTTCCACGGTCTTCAAAACCATGATTCTTATGATATACTTTTACATACTTATTATTGAGTTTGAATAGTTCAGCAGTTGCATTCTGATCAGAAACACCACTAGTCTCAATTGGATTCAATTTGAGATTCTCTAAACCAAGAACTTCATTGGAAAGTTTGAGATTTGCAGGTCTGGTGATATCAAATTCTGCACGATACAGATTGAACTTGAGATCTTCAAATAGATCTTCAGTCCAGTTATCTGTATTCTGTGCTTTGTATACAGAACCTAGTAGAGGTTGTGTGGTTACAGGAGAACTAGTGACAATCTCTGTTTCACCTAGTCTAGATGCCCAGAGTTTGTACTCAGTGGAATCTGTCTCAACAACTAGTGCATAAGATACATCATTCTGCAAATAGACAGGATTCTTAAACTTAAATTTAGTTGGAGTTGTGGAATTAGTTACTTCTCCTGTGTCAACAGCAACACCCATCTTAACCGCAGGATTATCGATAGTGATATTTGCAGTAATAACAGCACCTGCTGCAGACTGTCCAACACCTTTAACAACAATTGCAGGTGGAGAAGTATATCCAGAACCACCTAGTGCTACATTAGCAGAATAGATTCTGCCACCCGAAATCTTAACAGCTCCACTTGCTTGACTTCCGCCAGGTAGTTGTGGACTTTCAAATGTCAAGAAAGCAGACTCATAACCAGCACCAGTGCTAGTAACAGATAGACTAGAAACAGTTCCAGAATCTTTAGCAATAGTTAATGCTAACTGAGTATTGTTTTCGTTATTATAAGAAGTTACAGATTCAATAATCAAAGTCTCGTTCTGTCTAAACTCTCTTCCGTTGTGGTTAGAAAGGACCAGGGTATAAACCTGATCATTAGAAAGAATAACATTTCCATTAGCAGAAGCAGAGACTTCGATATTTGTGGTATCCAATACTTTTAGTAAAGGTCCACTACAAGCAGACTGAGCACCAGTGATAGATTCACCAATCTTCAGTGTTGTAGTTCCGTTTGTAAATACACGAATCTTAGTCTCTGGATTGACAGTTGCTTCTGCACCAGGAAGAATGTGCTTCGCAGGTTTGTCTGCCTCAGTATTTGTAAGATATGCTCTTACAGGAATACTGTCACTCTTGGAGTTAAAGTATAGATCGACACTGGTTACAAACAAACCACCTTCAAACGAATCAATACTGAATGTTTGTGCAAGTGGATTTGGTTTAACTTCTACATCCGTGACGCTATCAATCTTCTGAATACCTTCATTTGCTTTGAAGAATGCAGGGGAGGTAGATGTGATGCTTGCTGGGTTCTGTGGTAGTTTGCCAGTAGCATAGAACTTAAGATCTGTGTAGGTATCTACGGTATCCTTAGCAGCATTAGAAGCACTAGAAGTAAATCTAATTGTCTTAATTCCTGTTGGAATTCTTACAATTGGTTGAGTGAAATCATAGGATAGTGTTTGTACATCACCAGTCCAAGTTGCATTCTCCGTTGGTGGATAACCAGCAGGAATTAGAATAATACCGCTAGCATTTCCATTTTCATCAGTATTGATTGGAGAATTGAAACCGATTAATGAGTTTCCTGCAACTCCACTATATCTAGAATCGGCATTAGTCCATCTAGAAACATCAATACCATCCAAGAAAGGATATACTCTAGTAAATGGTTTTAGTCTCTTGATTGTAAACTTAACTGCGGTAGATCTTGCATAGAACTTCAGTGAAGTTGCAACAGAACTCTTCTCATCAGAGTCGCTAGAGATTCCTTTACCAATTTCATTGTTGTCAGGACTTACATTAGAACTACTTGCTGTTGCTGCTACAGTAACCTGAGCATTGGACTGCTCGGTGTTTGTAGTTCCAAGAGAAGTAATACTTCCAAAAGTGCCAGATGTGCCAACCCAGTTAATTACAAAAGAATTAAAGATACTAGAGAATGTCTCGGTTGTATCTTCTTTTGCAATAAAGATAGAATATAATCCAGTATTGTTATCAACAATTAGAGGTTCAACAGACTGATCGTACCACGAATCAATCTCTGGAGAAAGTGATCCATCACCAACATACTGCAGTGCTACAAATGGGTTTGGATTGATAGTCTTGGTTGCAAAATCATTTCCAAGAACTTTTAGTTCTGTGAATGGTAGAGTTACCATGTCACCATTTCTTACATATCCATCAACAAATCTTTGATCATCCGTTTTGTTGATTTCTTTGAGCAAGAAAGAATCTTCCTTATTAGGTGCTCTCATTACAGACTGCTGTGTGTCAATCGAACACTTGTAATCTTCGGAAGAAATTTGACCGATGCGATGAGTTTCAAAGTTATCAACAACAAATCCAGTCTTGAATCTGTCTAAACCAATAGAGTCCTTGATTTGCATGTTTAGAGCTTGTTGCTCTAGGATGCTAAGTGTAGTATAATACTCAAGACGCTCAATACGCTTCTCTAGTTTACCGATGTCACGCATTGTGTAACGACGGTTGTCAACTGGAGTAATTCTTACATCTCTGCTGCTAGTAGTGAATGCAGGAATGTAATAGTAGTAGAGAGGAATTGCATCGTCAATCAATTCTGGTTTTGTTGGGTTCTGGGAGGAATTACCTTCCTTGAGAACAAACTCACCTTTTTTGTTTAGATAGATGCCGTCAATTCTATTCAAGAATTCAGTTTGAGTGAACTTGAATGTATACTCAAGACCTTTATCTGGGGCAGGGATAACAGATGCAACACCGCCACTACCAATAAAGTTTCTGATAATAATCTCTCTGGAAGATTGATCTTGGAAACCAGTAATCGTAGAAGTAGAGTCTACTTTAGGTCTAAAGTCAAATACATTTTTGAGTGATACAATACCATGTACTGCAGAGTTAAACGATGGGATTTCATCCAGTGTTACACCTGCTTCATGTAAATAACTATCAACCGTGCAGAAATCACCTTGTGAATGCTCGAAGTAATCAAATGCAACTACTAGTTGACCTACTGGTGCATCAAATCCTGGTCTTAGAACAATTCTAGAAACATCATAGAAAGTGTCTCTTTGACCATCATCAAATGTAAATCTTTCAGTTACATCAATACCAGTAACTAGGTTGCCCGCAGTATCAATGACTGGAGGAGCAGAAGATGTTCCTTCATAAACATATCTCAACTTGTAGATATCGGAATATGTTGCTACTGAAGTATCCTCGGTGTCGAAATCTTCTCCTCTAATAGGAACAACTCTATCTCCAACAGACTTAATTAGAACTCTCTTATTTGTAACAGAAGTCTTAATTCTAGGTCTTGCTTTACTTAGTTCTAGAGTTGCACTTAGTTTTAGTTTAGGGAATGGAGTTGTAGATGTACCAAAGAACTCTGTTGGTAGAGAAACTTGTACACTACCTGCATTTAAACCACTAGTAACATCTGTGGTGTTATCGGTAATAATGTCATCTTCAGTCAAGTAGATAATATCACCTTTTGCAACATTGGTAGCAGATCCTGCATCCAATACAGTCATTACAAAGTTTTCTGGTGTAAACTTGGCAAATCTTTGTGTGCCAAATGGTAACTGAGCAGTAAAGGTAATATTGCCACCACTACCAGAGGATTCTGTAATGAAGTCTTTTCTATAGAAGAATGTAATCTTAGAATCGTCAGTTCCCTGAGAGATAGACGATACTTGACTTCCACCAGTAGGGTAAATTAGAGAACCTTTGCTTCCGTTCTCAATAATGGAACCAACTTTAACAACGGAACCATTAGATACATCAGAAGGCAATACAGTATCTAAGTAAATTCTAGACTTGAGAGTTCCTTCTGGTTTGGTTGCATAGAGAACCATTGCTTTCTCTGTGAAACCATCATCACCAGTAAACTGAACATAGTCACCTGCTTTAAGGAAAGTGGTTGTATCACCATTAAATCCATTGCAGGAAAGGAACTTATAACCTTCAGTTCCAGTAAATGTGAAATCAGTAACAGGAGTTAGTTTTGCATATGGACTCTTTGCAGACTCGATGTCAGCAGTAAATGTATTGCTTCCACCAGAACCAAATGCACAACCAAAAGACTTAACATCTTCAGGTGTGTAAGTTGTAACAGTGTCTCTAAAGAGGACCGCTTCAATCTTTGCAGTTGCTGTAACATTAGCAGAACCAACATCAACTAGAACATTTGGTGGTTCAGAATATGTTTGTGTGAATGCATTTCTGTTCTTGATATCGATGTAGATAACCTTACCATCAATGTTCAACTCTACATCTACTTTAGAAGTATCAAATGCTACACCGTTAATGGTAATACCAGATCCTTGAGCATAACCTTGACTTCTAAACTTAACAATAAAGTGAGAAATCGTATTGTTGATAGCAATTCTTGCGGAGTTTGTTCCACCTTGAGCATCTGCCTCTTCTCTAATTACTTCCCCAGGTTGGAACTTTCCAGATAGAGTTGTAACCATCAACTCATTACCTGTAGTGAAAGCAGATCCAGTAGCACCCTCAATGACGCCGTAAGCGCCGCTATTGACACCGAAGATATACTTACCCTTAGAGAACTGTCCAGTCGCTATAGGAGCGTCCAGAACGATCTTTGTATAGAATGTAGGACCAAAGTATCCCAGTCCAAAGATAGCGTTATATGCAGACTGTCCTCCAGATAGTTTTCCTTTAGAGATGACAGTATCGGTGTCTGGATTAAACCCAAATCCATTCTCTTTGAATGTGTAGTTAGATGGTTTTGCTACACCAATCAAAGGTGTAACATGCTCACTATAATCAACAACATATCCAAGAACTTCATCTGGATCTAGATTTGCATTAGAAGTATCTGTACTTAGATATAGTTTTCTGGTTTGTGCTCCATCAACCTCGTCATATTCTTTAAGTAAACCAATTACTTCATCCTTGTTTCCAAGAACAGTTAGTTCAGCATATCTTTTTGCTGCTAAGATATCAGGTCTATACTTAACAGAGAAACCAATTAGTTTAAATGTTTTGAATGTTTCTGGAGATCCACCATCATAAGTGAATACTACATGAAGATTGCCATTAGAATCACAACAATCAGAGAATGCTAGATTGTTAGTAGTATTAATTTTGTCAATTAAGTTACTCTTTGTAATATCAACAGTAATAGTCTTAATTGCTTGACCATCTGTGAAAAGAGTTCCTCTTCTATTAACAGTAGACTTGGTTTCTACACCAGTTCTAGTAGGATCTGCTACAGAAGCACCAGTAAAGTCAATATTTTGTCCGATAGTTCCATCATTATATGTTCTGTATAGATTCAGATCTGGATATGCTGTTAGATCAGCACCGTCTGCGTTGAATGGAACGGATCCAAATACATTAGTAATTGGATAAGTAGGTAGACCAGAAGTTTTGAGAGTAATGTTTTCAGCGTCTACAGTCTCTCTTGCTTTATTAATTACAATACTCTTTGTCTCTTTATTGACAATCTCATATCCTTTGATGTATGCTTTACCAGGACCAACATCAACAACCATCTTTTGAGATGCGTCTTGGATGCTTAGTCCATTTACAAGATTGTTATCATCGGCAGCATAAATTCCGTTGTTGCCATCTTTTTGATAATACTCTCTTACTTCTGTGTCAAAGCGATCTACAACATAATCGCCAGACTCATCATAAGTTCTCTTGGCTAGAGTATTTTCAATCAGAGAATACTCTACTGGTTTAATTTGTTTTTGAATTACACCGCTCTTGACGGTAAGAATCTTAATGAAGTTCTTATCAGTAGTTTCTTCTAAACTATATTTCTCTAGTGTTAGAGAGATATTGAGTCTGTGAGCACCAGGAGCAGAGAAATTAGAAGAACCTGCTGCATTATCATATAGAGTTGGATCTTCTTCTGGAGTTACAATCTTCTCTTCAATCTTAAATCCAATCTTTGCGGATGGTGCATTGTAATATGGATCAATGACGAATAGTTCTTCATCATTTCTTACAAAGTAACCATTAACAAAATATACACCTTCTTCTACCTTGACGGCAGAAGCAAATCCCATTGCTGGACTCGATAAGACAGTTTCTGCTTGTGTATCTGGATCGACTACAGTAACAGTAGTTGGTAGGACACTTCCATCAGTTCCAACTACCAATAACGGAGTATTGACACCATTTACAACTTCTAGAGTCTCACCCTGTCTGAAAGTATTTTCATTACCTGCATTGCCACTAGACAGGTAATTGACAAACAGAGTATCTGCGCTAGTTTCTGTTGACTTTTGTACTGCTACTAAGTTAGCAAGAACACCAGAAGTTAAACCTCTCAATTGTCTTCCGACAATCTGAGAAATGTCATACTTTCTGAATACAATAGAACCATCCTCATTTACCGCTACTTCGGAAACAGAGGATAGTTTTACATAGTCTAATCTATTATTAAGACCAACCTCACCAGGAACAACCAACTCACCTTGCTTGAAAGTATTTTTACCGAAACTTTCAATTTGGTTCTGTAAGATTGATTGAACTTGGGTTAGTTCTCTTCCTTGGATAGAGTATCCAGGACGGAATAGAATCTTATAAAAATTCTTACTCGCGTCAAAGTCCTCATAATAAGGATTTACATTTAGGTTCGTCTTTTGTGGCATCGTACTCCGCCGAATACTAGTATCTAGTCCCTAGTATTTATAGAGTTAAAAAAAATCCCCCGATCTCTCGGGGGACTTTTAGATATGTATTTAAATCAGAATTCGATGACAAGTTTGATATCTTCAATCTGGTCAGGAGCACGAGTAATTAGACGACGGTTTTCAATGTAAATAATGTCACCAGAATTATTAGCAATTTCTGGAGTACCAAGTCCATTGGTTAGTGTAATGCCTTCTAGAGTACCGTTGTTTGTAGTATCTACATTACCATCAGCAGCAGAAGCAGCACCAGTAACATCTACAGCACCGTTTGCTTCAAATGGATATACTTGACCATCATGGAGGTGTTGATCAGGAGACTGATAATACTTGAGGATACCATCAGTGGTAGATCCGTTATCTAGTGTCCAGGATACAACAGTTCCTTTTGCGATGTTACCATCAGCACGAGTTTGAGTGATTAATTCGTCAGCAATGTAATCAGCAGTTGTTCCAGTGATCTTAACAGCAAATAGACCGTTTAGAGTAGATGCGGTTGCCTCAGTAGTAGTTCCATAATCATATGGATCAGTTACTAGACCGATTCTACGGAAGTCGTTATCTACAGGGAAGTCTCCAGAACCTTCAGCGTAGGTTAGACGAATGTTCGTCATAACACGCTTTGCATTAAGTTCTAGGTCAGCATCAGCACCATGACCACCCTTAGGAGGAAGAACAACTTCAATTCCAGCAAGTGCGTTAGTGGAAGCAACTGCGGAAGTTAGACCTTGATCACTGAATAGATTACCGTTTGCTACGCTAACATTAGCGTAAGTGTAACCAGATCCACGAACTGCAACAGATACAGTATCGATTGCACCACCTGCAGTGGTGTTAATTTGAAGAACACCGCCTGTTCCATCACCCTTGATTGCTGTGAATAGAGTCTGGGAAGCAGGGAGGTTTGTTCCAGCATTTTCTACTAGAGCAACATCGATAGCACCTGCAACAGCAAGACCAGCAGTAGCAGTTCTAGTTGTCTCAGTTGGTAGAGTGATTGGCATGAAGTCCGAAGAAAGGAACTTCAGAACATCGTCAGTAGGAAGTGTGAACATGTACTTCCAGATGTAACCAGCACCAGATCCTTCGGTAAAGATTCCAGTAGAACTTGCATAACCAGCAGCAGATGTGCTAGGTTCTTCAGTAGCGTTTTGTCCCGATGGGTTTGCGATGTTTTGTCCATTGTAGAGGCACTTAAATACCTCATAGTTGGAGTTCATTACATAGAACTTAGCATCTCCAATAGAATCAAAACCTAGAGCGGTTTGCTTACCTACTTGACCACCGCCACCTGGGGTAGCAGAATAGTCAGGTTTCCACATGTCGAACTTAGGGTTAGCAACTGTGTCCCAGTTATAGCGACGGACAACAGCACGAGCATTTGCGGAAGTAACTCTCTTGGCAGCAATAATATCGTCGTATACAGAATACTTTTCTGTTTGGTTGTCTAGAGGAAGTGGAGGTGCATCTTCTGTAGCGTAGCGATATACACCAGATTGAACAGCAACACCAGTATTTGCAGTGCCGTCCCACTCACTTAGAGTGGCACCTAGAGCAGGGGCAGAAGCAGTTCCGTTTGATCCAAAGATTCCGCTCAATAGAACGGAGTTGGAGTAAACCGCTTCGATTGTTCCTCTCCATGTTGCAGCGCCATAGTTAGCACCAGCATAGAGTTCGTTACCGACTGTTAGAGTTCCAGTCGTAGTAGGAATGATTTCGACATAGACATTCCATGCTTGAGGACGACCTACGAAGAAGTAGAGTCGTGTGCGGTCGGCGCTAGCATCGCTTGCGCCTTCACTAAGCGATTCCAGGAATTGCTTCGCATTAAAAATTCTAAATTTATCAGAGATGATAGCAGCCATTGGTTTCTTTTTCCGACGTGTATTGTGCCAAAGTTATTTATATTTATGCAGTTATTTAGTTAATTGAATATGGGATTACAGTAGTGGTGTCTGGTGGGAGTGTTACGGCATTACCTCTCACATATGTGATATTGGTAAATGTCTTGGCATTATTATCTTTAGATCCATACTGACAGATGGAATATGTATTAGAAGGACCCACGAATAATAGATAACCAGTATTAGGGAAGTAGGAAATATTACTGTAAACCTCAATTGTCAGTGGTCCTTGAATAGGAGCAAAATCTAGATATCCATGTGTTCCAAAATTATCTGTCGTTTGACGATAAATTGCAACTGGGTTATTGAAGGTTGGAATGCCAAGATTAAACTTGTCACCTGCCAAAGTATAGTTAGAATCTCCTCTCAATTCAAAATCTCGTAAAGTTATACTAGCAAAAAGTCTTCCAAATTCTGCGAGACTTACTCCACTGGAAGGGATTGTACCTTCGTCTTTAGAAACATAATTCCAACTATTAATGTTTGCACCTAGGTTACCAATAGTGTAATTTCCAATATAATCTGCTTGCTCTTCTTCTTGAATATTCCTAATCTCAATGACAGTTCCATCTCTTTGAGTAACATTTCTAGTTACTAGAGTGACATCACCATTCAATCTAGTTGTGATAGGATTAGTAAAGAAGATTGTCTCTTGGAAGTAATCTACAACACCACCAGGAGGTGCAAAGAATGTCAGTTCTCTCAATGCACTGCCAAGAATTACAGAAGAAGTTTCTACTTGTACTTGACTTAGAGCAACAGTAGTTGTAGACTGGATTGTGTTCGCATCTGCACTCTCAGAAGATGTCTGTCTTCTTCTGTCAAATTTGACATCAGAGATAGAAATGATATCTCTTTCAAGTTGAAGAACTTGTGTCTTCTGTAGAGATACGGTAGAAGAAGAAGCAACTACAGCACCATCAACTTGATATTGCGATAGTCTCTCAGATCTACCTTCAGTAACACCAGATAGAACACTGGTTTCACTGACGAAGGACTGAACACCACCGAATGCAACGCTTACATAATCATCGATTTCACGAATAAATGTTCCTGCATTCCAGTTTTGCTCAATTGTGTTGTCAATACCTCTTGTGACACTGAGGAATCTATCCTCTCCTTTTCTGAGATAACGAACAACTTCGTTACCGATAAGTAGTTTTCCATTACTGGAGAATCTACCAGTATTGCTGATGTAGACAATCTCATCACCAATAGAAAGAGGTGCTTGTAGATATCCACCAGGAGCAGTAGAAGAATTGGTTGTTGTAATTCTAGAGTTATCAACCTCAACTTGTACAATTGCTGTTGCAACTCTACTAGTCTGTAGAGCACTAAATGTTACAATATCTTCTGCTCTTACAGATACAATTCTAGAAACTTCTCTGTCTGCTTCTTGTATTCTTAAAATACCTCCGCTTCCATCAATTACAACAGGATCTGGGATAGGATCTGGTTCGATGTATACGATATTACCCATGCCAGGTTGTGACTGACCACCTGGGATCGATCCACCAGCTTCCTCTCCAGTAAGAGGTTCTGGTGTAATATCAATCTCAAGAATATCAGAGGAGTTAGCAGGAGATACCAGAGAAATAGTAGAGATAAGTGCTTGCTCTGGTGGTGGTAGTTCAATTGCACTAATTTGAGAACTAATTGTGAGTGACTGACTTACAACAGACTGAACATTAAGTTTTACAAGAGATACCTTGATATCATCTTGCTTAATAATGTTATACTTGCGTGTTGCTACAACTATAGGTGCTTCTGTATATCCAGATCCACCAGATACCAATTCTACACCAATAATTTCACCCTTGACGGTAACAACTCGTGCTCTTGCACCACCACCATTTGAGTTCTTAGGAATGAACTCGATATTTGGTGGAATATAGTAATTAAATGCTGTGGGTCTATAGAATCTATAGAAAATGTCAGTTCCTCTTAGTAGTCCACCAGGAGTAGATGTAACGAATGTATGAGCACTAGTATCGGAAGATGTTCCGACATTAATTGTAAATGTATTTGTAGTTACGGAGTCAATAAGAATCCACTTATCTGCATATGGATCTTGTCCTGCTCTGGGATAACTATGTTCAGTAGCATCGTTGTCTAATGCACAAGTGAACACTACAGAATTATTCTTAAATCTTACATACTGCTGTGCAGAAAAACCATGATTTGGAATAGTTCCTACAAAAACTCCTGTTACTGGATCATAAGATGCATCTGTAATAGTATGAGATGAAATATTTTGAACTTCTTCTCTTACTTGTCTTTCATTCCAAATGAGTTTTGTAACAGAACCATTTTCAATTTCTGCTTGGATGCTAAGACCTTCGCCAAAAGTAGTGCCATTATATCTTGTAATTCCAAAAGAACCGTAGATAGAGTTTGCACCATCAGAACCTACTCTGAAATCTTTAGAATTTGCTTTTCCAGGAGAAGACTTAATAGTTCTGTAGTCTGCTTCACCGTCAACTTTAATCTTGTCGCCAGGATTTAGACTAAAGAATCCTTTTCTTTGTAGTAGATCATTTGATTTTCTTACATCACCATTGAAGTAAGATCTTTCAGTTTTTACTAATTGACTGTCTAGAGATGCAATACTGACAGTGACAGTTGGACCGAATGAATATTCGACAGTCTCATATGCACCTAAAGTTCTTGCATATAAGTCTCTGTTAGCATCAAAGTCAATGTTATTGGTAAATAACTTAACTTTTAAAGTGTTTGATCCTACAATTCTCCAGTCATATGCTTTACCTAATGGATAAACTCCATTTGAGTCCTGTTGATAGAAATAGAAGTTTTCATAAGTTGTTAACGCATAATCGCTAGTAACAACAAAGTTATTAAACAGAGAACCAGCATTAGTTCCAGTTACTGTCAGTTCTTTTGGATAGAGATATCCGTTAATGTCGTAGTTATGGATTGTTACGGTTGGTTCAATATCTCTACCATAGAAAAGACGAATGTCAACAACATCTTCTGCAACAATTGGAGTTGCAAAGTTAATGGTAGAACCAATAATATCGTAAGCACCACCATCAGACAATCCCCTCTTTTGAATGACGCCATTCAAAATAACAAGCAAGAATCTCTCGTCATCGATGTTGAGAATAGTATCTTCTGCAATACTTACAATCTGGTGTGGACCAGTTGTTTCTCCATCAATATTAGCATCGTCAATTGTATATCTTTTTTGATTACCAACACCAGTTGCAAAGAACTTCTCTACCTGAGTTGGTTCTCCAATAGTTCTCGCAGAGAGGTCTTGATCCCAAATAGGAGGAGCACTAAATCTAATGATATTTGGTACAACCGACTTATCAATGAAATATGCATCAAATGCTGGTTCATCGATTGTGTGTTTCGTTCTTTGAATAACACCATTCAAAGCAACTAACAAATTCTCATCAGTCTCAGTTAGAGACACAGCAGAACCATCATCGTCCCAATATAATTCAAAGTCTTTTGTCTCACCATCAATAAAGTCTGGTAGAGTAGCAGTTGCTTCTAAACCGTCAAGCATTGCATCTTGCATGATGCTAGCATAAGTTGTGAGTGCAGAAACTACATCCTCACATTCTCTATTGACGAGTTCTGGATCTGGTAGAATATTATAGTTGGTGTAGACACTTAGATTAGTGGCATAGTAACCATTCTTTGGAGCATTTACTTGAGTAGGATCAATAACATTAGGACCAATTTCAAGAATTTCTTCTACAATTTCCCAATAAGTATTCAGCGTAGATTCTACTTCTGCACATAGTGGAGTTTGAGCATCAGTAATAACTTCAGAATCTGTAAATGGCACAAGATTTGTGAAAGGTGTTGTTCCAGGCAAGGTTTGACGCATTGCCTTGACACACAGATCAGTCAGAATTAATTCTGCTTGAGCAGCAGCAAAGAATGTTGCAGTATCAAATATACTTTCTGCATACTCTACTAGTTTTTGATTACCACCGAAACGAAGATGGAAAACAATGCTGTCTAAAACGCGATTAAGACTTCCAGGGAAGACAGTATAGGATGGGTAATTTACAGCAGCCCATCCAGTAACATAATCGACAATATAATCTTTGTTTTTATCGATTAAATTTGATGCATCGTAATATGTTCCATTGTTAATTCCACTAAAGGAGAATGTTACCTGATTAAGACCACTAAAGATAGGTGGAATGGTTAAGGTAGATCCAGGTGGAATGTTATAGGAGTTTGGAGGTGTGACAGCACCAGTTGCTGTTGGTAGTATTTGTGAACCAGATTGAGTTCCATTCAGATAAGTGATACCAGGACCAGCAGCACCTGCAGGTGGAGTAGCACTAGATGCTAATGCCTGAGCAGAAACTCTTACCTGAGTATCACTAATAATTTCTGTTACTCTAATACCAGCATCGGATGGAAATGCACCACCAGAACTTACATAAGCACCAAGTGGAATGCTATCTGTAGTTTGAACTGTAATGACATTACTACCAGCGGTATAAGATGCATCAACAGCAACCCAATCCCAATTTCTAGTTGCTAGTTTTGATAGTCTTACAAGATACTGTAAAGCATCGTTAAATTGAATGTTCTGTCTGCTATACTTTGTAGCAAACAAGTCTGCATATTCTTTAGATTTGATATTACCACCAAATCTCAAGTCATGTTGTAGAGCATCACAATATCTTCTCATATCTGCAGTGAACTTTTGTTCAATTGCAGTCCATGGAATAGTGCCATCGGTAATTTGATAACCATACTTGTTTTCAAACCAACCGATAGTTTCAGCAACCATAAAGTCAGTATTCAAATCAATTTGGTTGGCAGCATCAATCCAGGTTCCTTCTCTCTGATAGAAGTTTCTGATTTTTCTGAAATGCTTCTCATTATATACATTATCTTTAAATTCTACATTTCTGATTACAACTTTCTGTGCAGGTACATCTTGACCCTCAACAACATCTGCTCCTAGTGGAGGTGCTGCAAAAGTAATTTGATTACCAGAAATAGTATAGGAAACTTTTGGTTCTTGAATAACACCATCTAGTGTTACAATTACATTCTCTGTGCTATATGGAGAATATGGTGTTCCTCCATTATATAATGTAAATGTCTTGGTTCCTACTAATTGACCATCAGCATTAAAAGTACCATCAAATGGACTTGGATCATTTGCATTCTGAACGAGTGATAGTTCTCTTGCTCGTAAAGTTTGTAAATCAAATTCATTTACATCAACAGAACCAGAACCTCTAATAGAACGATAGTCCTCTGTAGAAATAATAGTCTGAGTTAAAGTTCTCTTTGTGCTCTCTACAGTAATTTTGTTTTTCTGTGGATCCCAAAGTTCAATGATAGAAAAATGATCTGCCTTTGGTAATGCCTCTGGCATTTCAATACCATTTGGCGCTTCAATCTTAGGATCAATAATTACTTCACCAAACAGTTTAAATCCTGCGGGGTGTGTTGTTTCTTTTACTAGTTCTCTCCAAGAATCAATTGAAGATCTAGACTTTACAACATAAGAATAATCTTGATAGAAGAACGAATCTGTAATTCTTTGGTTTGCATTACCAATTCTGCCCTTATCGGAAGTAAATCTTCCAGTATTATCTGCATATGGTTTTAGGTCAATTGTAAATGGAGTTACGAAAGTTCTATGGAAAGTAACACTTTGTTTTGAAATCTTACTTTGCAGAGAAACACCATTTCTTAATTTTCCTTTGATGTTAGAAAGTTTAAGTAAATTAGATCCATCTCTCCATTCTCTAACAACAGCAGAGAATACTTCTTGACCATTTACAGTTTGTGATACATTTTCACCTCTGAGGAAGTTTCCAGTATATCCTTTAACAACCAAAACATAACTTCCAGTATACTCAGGAAGAATTGTTTTATCATTGTGGAAAGAACTTCCATTTTTAATAATTTTAATATTCTTAGGTAGACCAACTCTACTACCCTGTGCAAATAGTTTTATGGAAGATTCGACTATTGCAATAGTGGGCGCTTTAGTATATCCAGTTCCAGGAGAAACAACAACAATGTCCAATACTTTTCCATCTCTGGAAGTAATTTTGAACTCTGCATTCTTCCCATCACCATCCAAAATAATTACTTTTGGATTAACATAATCACTTCCAGTATTGGTTACGGTTACTCCAGTGATTGTTTTAAATGTTGAATCAAAATCAACTGTAGCAGTTGCTGTCTTCTTAGTGTTTGGATAGACACCAAGAACAATTGGAACCTTTTTATAATTGGCACCAATATTTTGTACAGATACTGCGTCAATACTTCCAACAGCAAATTGTCCTGTTGTGGTGTAAGAGATAGTTCCAGATCCATCCCATTGTGGTTCTGCTGATAGAGAGTATGAGAAAGATCTTGGAGAAACAAAATTAACAGTATTTCTTCCAGCAAGAGGATCTCTAACAATTCTCAGATAAGAACCATTGCTAGAAATAGATCCATTGCGATCGAAGTAGAAGAAATTAGAGAAATTGGATTGTTGTCTCTCTGTATATGTGTTTGTTGAGAATCTAGAACCAAATCCAAATTTCATATCAACAAAAGAACCAGCATTTCCTTGTGCTACTGTTGATTCTTTTTTCTCGATAGAAATTAGGTTGAAGTTTCCACTAGGACTAAAGTCAAGATGAGAACCAGTCAAAGAAGCATCCGAGGTGTCAAACACATAACGATATGCTTCCTGAACCTGAATGATTGGATTAACTGTCCATTCAGATACAAAGTTGTTAGGTGCGTCTGTACTAAAGATACTTAGAGATGGATCTAATTTAAATTCAAATCTATTTTCTGGTGTTGTTGCATTAACTACAGTGACAAACTTTCTAGGTGTGCTTTCGTCGAAGAAACTAGTTTGTGTTGTAATAGGTTGCAGAGCACCTAAAGTTTGAGTAGATGGATAGATAACCAGAAGTTTCTGTTGATCTCTATCGTAGATAATAGTCTCACTGCCATTTACACTATATGTGCTGCTTAAATTATATCCAGGTTTATAGATTGAAACAGGAGCACCATCATAGTGGTCTACCGCAGTAGTTCCTTCTTGTGCCCTTTCTACAGTCAGAGTGTCATTGCCAACTTGGTTATTAACAATCGAGATAATCTTGACAATTTCATCATCAATAAGAAGTAAATCATTATTAGCATAATCTGCAGCACTGACAACATCAATAGTTGTCGCCACAGTAGAGACACCTACATGATCAACATAGAATTTAACTACTTGTGTAGATGATCCTGATACTCGATTTAGATCAGCATCTGCAATAGAAAGGACATCTCCTCTCTTATATCCAGTACCGCCATTTTGGATTTGTACACTAGAAACATATCCAGTAGCATCTCCAGAATTTAAAGGACTTACAACAACAGTAACAGTAGCATTTTCTCCACTACCACCAGTTACTTCGACATTGGTGTATGTTCCAACTGGATATAGAAGACCTGCGTTAAAGATAAGCAATCTACCAATACCACTGTAATCAACAGTAGTGTCATACACAGGTGTTCTGAGTTCTACTTCTTGATAAATTCTCTTTCTTACATAATATGTGACAGTTTTTGTATTATCATCTGGATTAACAGATACATTGACAATATCACCAATACCCAGATTGTGATCTTCGCTAGTAGTAACTAACGCGATATTATCATCAATATCAAATGGAATCAAACCATCACTTAGATAATCAATGTCATCAATCTTAGAACCAGAGGTATCTGATAGATTGTCACTCTTTAGGAAACTATCCAATGTATCTTGATCTTGGAATGTTCCCGACAGCACCTTGACAAGAACAGTATTTCCTTCAGAAACACTTTCTAGAACTTCACCAGTTGCACTGACAGTTACAACACCATCAGTCAAAGACAATACAGAACCCTGAGCATAACTAGAAGGTTTATCTAAAGTCAGTCTCAATACTTTGATATCAGTAGCAAAAGCAGCACTGTTATTAAACTTGCCATGAACATCTGTGACAAGAATAGTATTATCATTTCTGATTGTACCTACAATAGTACCATAAGCACCAGATCCAGGTTGTCTGAGAGTATCATTCTCAAACACATAAGAAGGAAGTGTGATTGTGAGTTTTACTGCTTTTGTCTCAAAACTGTCCAATCTTGAGACAGTTTGACCATTAACAGAAGATACTGTTGCTTCTACATCAGATCCTTCAGTTCCACTGTTATCAAACAGAAGTTCCGAACCTACTGAGAATGTCGATGTTGATTCAACAACCTCTACACTATCGATACTTCCAGACTCTAGATCTTGTACTTCACCATTGAATCCACCACCATTGGATGGAAGACCAGGAGTAAACAATCTCTGTACATTTCTAGAGATGTTAGTTTGATTTAGATTTGTGTTATAGTTAGAATCTACTGGCAGAGAATAGAAATTCTCTCCAATAATGTATGGGAACACAGGAGTTTGATCTTCCTCAATTGTAAGGAAATAGGCATAGGTTCCTTCTGGGAAATCTGGAGTTACACAGTATCTACCATTGTTTTCATCTAGTGTGCCACTCTTGTGTCTGTACTCATAGTCTTGTACAAATGTTCCTAATGCATACTGATCAGCAGTTGGACCGAACTGTCTTGCAGTTCTAAGACCATAACTACTGGTCATTCTAGAAACAGAACCAGAAGAATCTAGAGGATCTGTATATCCAAAAGGACCATAGATAGGATTGCCATCATATGCAAATCCCAGAATAGGAGAGTGAGTTTTGGTTGCAGGTTCTTGACCTAAAGCATCTAGATTATCATTTAATGCAACTCTTAAAGACTTTGGATTAGCAATATGTGCATAACCATATTCTAATGCATTATTGCGATTCAAGAAAACATAACCATTGTTATCATCTAAACTAGAACCTAGATTCTTAATACGATCTTTGGTCCATGTAGTAATTTTTGCTTCTGCTTTTGCATTAGCACCAATAGGAGCAATAACAACTTCTACATTCTCTTGTGTGTAGAAAGCACCACCATTAATTTGAGTAAACCCTGTAACTACACCATTAGTTACTTCTGCTGTCCACTCTGCAAGTCTACCTTGACCCGCTTTATCTCTAATGATTACCGATGGAGGAGTTGAATAATACTCACCGCCATTATCAATTTGCAAATCAGTTACTTGTCCACCAGTAACAGTTGCTCTCACAGAAGCACCTCTACCAGAAGTAAGTTCTACTGTAGGAATTTTGCCATATAGTCCTTCTTCTAAAATCTCAATAGATTCTACGAACTGTCCTGCCAGTTTTGCAATCGCTCTTCCAGAAACACCATTAATCAAAACATATGGAGCATTTCTGTAGTTGACACCTTGAGAAAGAACTTTAATTTCTTCTAGTCTACCAAAATTGACTTCTTCGGTATCTTTGTATCCATATGCTCTAACACCATTAACGAAAATACCAAAATCATTTGTTGGTGTCTTGTAAATCTCAGTCGTATTAATAGATTCCTTTCTAATTAACTTGAGAATTTTTTGATCGGCAAGAGGTCCAGGAATAGAAGTTACATTGTCAAGAATAGTATATGATGGATATCCAGAAGAAGCAATATAATAGAATTGGTCATCTGCGAATATAGCAGACACATCAGTAGAAAGATTAGAGAGACCGCTAGTATATGTGGGATTTGTTGGAGATGTTGGTCGTGCATTCGTAGGAGATAAACGCCATCTCAAACCAGTGGAAGAAACAATTCTGCTATCTTGAGTTTCAAATCCTGGGTTTGATACTTCAATCCTGTCACCAACAGAAGCGTTTGGTTGAGGATTTGTAGGGGTTAGGTTGTATACTAACCCAAATACTAGCATGGTAACATCAGAGTTACCAATTACAATAGGATCATAGACAGGAGTTCCTACAGCATGTGTAGTTGCTTGAGTTCTTGTCTCGATAGTAAACTGCGTTACATTCTTATCAGCAAATGTAAATGTCTCGCCACCAATTAGTAAGGAACCATTGTTCTTCCATCCTAATGTAGATACTACATTGACTCTATCACCAGGAACTGCAGCAGAAGAAATCTGCTGAGTCAATTCGGTTTTAGTAGTAATCTCAAAAGTGCCGTTTAATGTTTCTGTAGCAAGGAATAGGTTATAAGTATCTTCATCGTCAACTTGAGAATCGAATCTTACATTATCAACAGTAGCAGAAGCAAATCCATAGGTATCACTTGCTTCTTGGGTAATTACTTTTCCTACTAGACTGGTAACATCACCAGAAAGGACTTTGACACGCAATGCATATCCCTGTGTCCAGTCAGAATTAGAAGACTTGTATGTGAAATCTGATGGATTGTATACAGTGGGTCTATTCTCAACGCCACCTTCTACAACAGTATTGAACAGGAACTGAATAGACTGTTCTGTGCCTTTCGATCTGTAAAACTGACCGATATTCTTGATAAGTGTTCTCTTATCTACAGCATTCTTCAGATACTTCTCAGGGAAGGATGCTAGATACTGCTCTTCAAAGTTCTTGACGAGCGCATACAAAAATAGATTGCTAATATTCTGTACTAGTTCTCCACCAGAGTGGGTCGATGCTTGACTAGTAGAATATTCGGTGCTATAATATAAGTCACCTAGTTTAGTATTACCACTAACGCCTCTTCTAACATCTACAAAAGAATTGGCAGTTCGTGTTTTATAAAAACAGATTTCACTTCCAATTTTGATATATCCATTCTCTTCTGGGAATGAAGTAGCATCGTCTACGACTAGTGTAGTCTCAGACGCAGAGTGATTGCCATTTAGAGTCGTACTTTGTTTTAATAGATTGCTTTCATAGTAATCGATGTTTGTATAAACATCTAAATTATTGGCAATATCAAGCGGACCACCTTGAATCTCAAGGCTCTCGTAATATCTGGTAAGGAAGTTACCAAATAATTCATACTCGGTATTAATAAACTCTGGGAGTTGAGTCTCAATCAGAGTTGAAATTGATCTCTTTGTTACCGCCATCTATATTACTCTGCGTAAGCAATAAAACTACTGTTTGCAATATCAACATCAAGATATACTTCTCTTGAAGCAATAATATCATTCTGTCTAGGCAGAACTCTCAACTGAATTCTGTTATCAACGAAAGACCCTTTAATGATCGTAAGATCATTCATTTTGATTTCGCCTTTTTCATAATCTACTGTGCCCACAAAGTCGTTCAAGACTACTTTTTGACCAGTAGCAGAGTCTATCCTATATAGGACGATTTTGCCCAACCTATCTTCCAAATAGACAGTATAATTGGGATATTCGGTAACAACAAAACCCGTCGAAGAGACTACAGGATCGTCATCATCCAGGAATGCATTCTGATAACAAATCTCATAGAATGTAGTGCTATTGAGAACAGGAATGAAGTCCTTTCTCATTGTAACAGAAGTCAAGTTTGAGTTAATTGATACATCTGTATTATCAATGACAGCAATCGCTTTACTGTATCTAAATTTACCGTTGAACTTCTCTGTGTCAGATCCATCGATGTATGCTTGGACAGCACCAATTACCTTAGATTGAATCTGAGCAGGTTTGTCACTAGTCTTACTTCTGTCATAGAAGATCTTACTACCCAACTCAACATACAAGATGGATGGGTCAATCAATTCAGGAATAACAGAAGCAACACTGTACTTCTTCAGTTCTCGCTTGATCTCTGCCTTTGTAACACTCGTTAGGTATGCAGCATCCTCTGGTTTGATAGCAATGTATACACGACCATACTGAGGTGGATCCTGATCCTCACCACCAAAGATAATAGTGTCACTTACTGCAGGATAGATGTTACGAATCAGTGCATCATAGTCATTAGAAGTCACTGCCCTGTTCTGTGCAGCATATGCTCTAGGTGCAGTGTACTTAATCTTATCAAGAGTCTCAATGTTCTCGCCACCTGCAGATGCAACCGTTGCAGAAGCGTCGATAGTGACCGTAGGAGAGGCAGGAGAGACTCCATTGGCATTCTCTACCCTACCGTTGAATGAAAACGATTTGACGCCGTTAGAGGCAGGACCATTGGTGATTAGATAACTGATCTCTACCTTCTCAGCATTCTGCAGTGCTCTACCAATAACACCATCACCAAAGACGAGTTCATATCTCTCGTCTTCAATCTCTTCTAGGTGAAAAATCTTAGAGGTAGGAGTAGCATTTAAAATATTGTCAATAAGAAGAAACTCTTCAAACACAGTAGAGTTTACATCCTCATATACCTTAACGGTAATTGTATTGGTGTCTACACCAGGGTTGTCAATAACATAACGCTGATTCTTAAGTGCAGTATTGACAATACTAGTGTTAGTAATGTAACTACCTTCTCTGACAGGTACATTAGTGAATGTCGCGACATTGTTTACAACTTGTGCCTTAACATCCTTGACTGCAACATACTGATATAGAGTGTTATCATAAGAGGTAACAAATCCTGTACCTGCTTTTAGAATTAACTCAGTGTCAGTAGTAGTTGCGGCATAAGCAACATCGAAAGTTACATATGCTACAGGTGAGGTAATAGACTTGGGTCTATATCCCAACTGCTTTGCAATAGAGACAACATTATCCCTCAGGGTAGCAGAACTGAGGAACAGTTCATTCGCCACCATGTTGGTGTTAAATGCTGTGTAATATGTGTTGTATGCCAACACATCAATGAGGGTTGCAAAAGCAGAACCTTCAAAGTCATAGTCAGTAAAGTCTGAGGTTGATCTCAGATACTCCTTAATACTTGACTTGATATCCTCAAAATCTAGATTAGCTACCTGTGCGTATGGCATTTATCGTGTTCTCTCTAGGAAAAATTCAACAGTGACTGGTCTATCCTCTCTGCCAATGATGCTATAAGAGAGTTCCACTTCGTAACCGTTGTTTCCTTCATCAGGAAGACAGATAATATTGTCAATAGTAATGCGTGGTTCAAAACGACCAATAGTATTGGTAATCTCACCTTTTAAGATTGCTGCTGAACCATAATCCAATGGTTCAAACAGCATCTTAGCAATATCGCACCCTAATTCAGGTTGAAATGGTCTTTCACCTTTGTTTGTTAACAAAAGATTCTTGAGAGACTGTGCAATAGCTGCCTTATCCTTGACAACAATGAGATCATCGTTGACAGGGTGTTTCTTAAAAGTGACACTCAAATCTTTGAATGTCTGAACAGTAGGCATGGCACAGAACTAGACTTAGCTAATTCTATTTATCACTTGCCACAGAACCCATCTGCCCATTCTTCCTGGTTGTCAAAGATCTCTCCCTCTTTGACATCTTTCAACTTTTTCGCTCTCCTCAAATGACGCTCGCTGTCAACTTCGGTGATAAGAGTCATTCCTGAATTCTTAAAGTCTTCACCTTTGTCTACTCGCTTGTCCATTAGTGGTCTCCGTCCGTAGTTTTCGTTCAGCATTATTACTTATAATAGAAAATTGTAATTGATTACGACTCTGTTACCATGTTCCCTAGGACATGATGATGCGTGGTAAATCTCTCCAGGAAATATAACACACCTACCCTTCTTCGGATGAATCTGTTTGATAACTTTATCATCATCAAAGAATAGTGTAGGACCATCACTATCCTTCACATAGTACAACATTACATGATGTTTGTATTGTTGATCAATGTGTGCTACATGATTACCATCATTCTGGTTCTTCACAAACATCGCAGGACGAATCCTGTATACATCCTGAACTTCATGTCCCTTCTTATATCTATCAATTGCTTCAAATAGAACTGGAAGCAAGATCTCGAAGTATCGACTTTGACCCTTGTCATTCTCATAGTTCCTGAATGCAGTGTGAGAGAACCCAGTGTTAGGGTCACTGGATCCAGGAACTGAGATCTGAGAATTGAAATACCAAGGGAACTCAGGATTCTCTAGGGTTGACTCAACAAAGTTCTGATATCCCTTGGAGATACAATCATCAATTACTGTTATTGTAGGTTTCTTTTTCATTCTAGGTTTTTAACCTCATACATGTAATGATCAGAAGTTTGCAGTTTACGCTTGTTCTCTACTGAGTATACCGTGAGATCGATCTCGTAGCCTGGGTTCTTGTCAATCCTATCAAACACCCATGCATCATCATACCAAATGATACGATTGTTTGGATAGGCATAGTAGTTACCTGTCTCCACCTTAAACAAGTGAGCACACTTATGCTCAGGTGTCTCAGAGAAGTTTAAGTCAGGAACTCCCTTGTTCTCCCATGACCAATCTAGGGTAAACATGTATTCACCCAAGACTTTCTTGTTATCAGGACGAATTAGTTCTGCTTGTAGTCCTGCAAGACGATGACGCCTCTGTACATCCACATAGGGCGAGAAGCAGTCCCAGTACATAATGGTCTCCAGAGGTTCTATCTCTGCATCAGGACGCCAGCAGAAGGCATGGAGAGGTCTCCTGGTCCAGTTGACACCATTCTCTAGGAATGCCTCAAACAAAGGCACTCGTTTCTCGATACTAGCAACAGTATGTACATCGCATTTTGTTACTTCTCCATGACCTTTCTTGTGATTGTACAAGAACTCATTACGCATGTAACAAGACCAATCAGGGAGACTATGGTTTAGGTATGCCAATCTCTTTCTCCTGGGAAATAATAATCAGTGAGTTCTACACCAGCAGGAATATCCTTAATAGCATAGAGTTTACCAGTGTCTTTATTATATGCGACATTTGGACTATGTGAGTGATTGATATAATACTGTGGACCTAGTTTGTCCAAGTCACTATCAATCCAAAACCCATCCTCGTCGCAATAAGTCAGGGTTTCTAATCGTGGTCTTAAACTTTCATCAACATCAGTCCACAGTACATACTGCTGCTTTGCAGGAGTGAATATACAAGTGTCCTTCGGAATCTCTACTAAAGAAAAAACACCTACCCCCTCACAGACTTTACTGGGAGCGAGATAGGTGTACAGCGTTAAAGAGTACAATTACTTGCCTTGCCCACGATAACGCTTCTTCTTGTTATTGCGGGAACTAGCAGCATACTT